TTAATACTGAAGAGCGTAACGATTGGACTATTAGAGATTGGGAGAAAAAAGATCCTAATGGATTAGTTAAAATTAAAAACGAAACTCCAGAAGTTTACACTGAAATGTATAATTCTTACTATAAAAAATAAAAAACAAACATGAAAAAAATCGTATCAATCTTAGCAATTTTTACAGCATTATCTGTAAACGCTCAAACAACTAAAGTAATTAACTATCCATTCGGTGCAGCTCAAGCTTTTACTTGCGCTACTTCTGGAACTGTTGCAGTTACTATTTCAAATCAATTAGCTTATGTAAGCTCTGTACCTACATTAACTGCTGCTACAACTATTAGCTTAACTGCTGCTAGTTCATTAAAAGCTGGTGCAATGGTTTTATTAACAGTTAAAACAACATCAACTGAAGTAACTACTTTGGGCGGTTCTGTATTAGCTCCTGCTGTTACTGGTGTAGTTGGTAAAACATGGTCGCAAGCATACTTATACAATGGTACAAATTTCTACCCTTGTGGTGCTAAAATTCAAGTAGATTAATAAATAAAATAATAAAAAACAATAAACTTAAAAACTAAAAATCATGGCATTAGACAGAGAACAATGGTTATCAGATATTCAAGAGAACCTATTTAAAAACAACGCAATTATTAATCGTGCAGTAAACCACGATGGATTTGTAAACTACAAAACAGTTCACGTTCCACAAGCTGGGGCAAATCCAACTATTTCTAAAAACTTAGGTTCATTCCCTGCAACTATCTCTCAAAGAACTGACAGCGAATTAACTTATTCAATGGACACTTACTATGTAGAGCCTATCCACATCGAAAGAGGTCAAGAAACATCTTATATCTCTTATGACAAGCGTATGAGTGTTTTAAGCCAACAATTAAATACTTTAGAAGAAGTTATTACTAACCACGCTTTATACAAATGGGCTCCAGCAGGTGCAGGGACTTTTGTTAAAACAACTGGTTCAGCCGTATCTTCTGCATTAGCTCCATCTGCTACATCTACACGTTCAGCAATTACTTTAGCTGACATTTTAACTGCAAAAGGAATTTTAGATGCTGCAAACGTACCACAAGAAGGACGTATTTTATTAATGCCATCTTCTATCTATAACGGTCAGTTATTAGCTATCCAAGACGTTTACAGAATGGATTCTTATGGTCAATCTGCTTTACCTTCAGGTGTTGTTAATCGTATTCATAATTTTGATATTATGATTCGTCCAACAGTAGTTGTTTATGATAATACAGCTACTCCAGTATTAAAAACTGTTGCTGATGGAACTGGTGCGCCAAGCTCTCCTGCAACTACTGATAACTTAGCTTGTTTAGCTTATCATCCTTCATTTGTTGCAAAAGCAAAAGGAAGTGCTGATGTATTTGTAAACGAAAATGATCCTGCTTACTACGGTTCAATTTTATCTGCTTTACAAAACTTTGGAGCTTCTAAAATGCGTACATCTCAAGTTGGAATTGTAGCTATCGTACAAGCTAACTAATATTAATCTTTAAGGGGTGGCGTAAAAAACCACCCTTTATATAATACCCTTAAAATGGATTTAAACAAAGCAAAAGAAGTAGCAAAGGACGTATTAGAAGCATCTAATATTGTAATTGTTACGAGTAATAAAGCTATTTTCCACTTAGACAATGTTTCTGAAATTGCTAATGTTGAAGAATACGCTAAAAGCAATAAATTAGAATTATTTGTTGTTAAAAATGAATCTTCAAAAGCTGAAGAACCAAAAAAGAAAAAATAATCTTTAAAATATTATAAATGGCAAATAACGTTATATTTAACAAAGGACAAGGCGGTTTAGGTAGACCATTAACTAGTACAGACCATATATCTGCTATGTTAATCTACTCTGCTACTTTGCCAAGTGGCTTTAACTCATCTAACAGAATAAAAATTGTTTATTCAGTAGAAGAAGCAGAAGCATTAGGAATTGTAAACACATCAGCAGATGCAACGGCTAGCACTGCTACATTTGCAGTAAGTAATAAAGGTGCTGTAGGTGATACACATAAATTAACTTGTGCTATTATTGATAGTACTAATCCTACTCCTGCTAAAAGCGCATTAGGTACAGTTACATTATGTAATTACACACAAGTAACAGCAGATATTACAAGTACTTCAACTGCTGCTGATAGATTAGCTGCTGAGATTAACTTAGGCACTCCAACACACGGATTTACTGCTTTAGCTAGTACAGCAACAGTAACTATTACAGCACCTAAAAATCAGGGTATATTTTTGAATAGTGGCACTCCTTATGTATCTACTATTGTAGGAACATTAGCAGGAACATTAACTCAAAACGTAGTAGCTGGTGTAGCTTCTGAAATAGATATTATGTATTACCACGTTGCTGAGTTCTTTAGAATACAACCTAAAGGTAAATTATATGTTGGTATTTACGCTACTGCTGATGCTACAACATTTGCAAGTGTTACTTTAATGCAAAACTTTGCACAAGGTGAGATTAAACAAATGGGTATTTATCAAAAAACTACTGCGTTTGCAACATCTCAAACTACAACTTTACAAGCGGTTTTAGATGCTTTAGAAACTAACAGTAAAACTATTTCATCAGTTGTTTATCAAGCTGAATTTAGTGGTACTACTGATTTATCTACATTAGCAAATTTGAAGTTATTAAGTAATAAAAACGTTTCTGTTTGCATCGGTCAAGATGGAGATAATGAAGGTTTTAAATTATGGAAAGCTACAAATAAAAGTATTGGTTGTATGGGTACTGAATTAGGTGCTATCGCCTTAGCAAAAGTAAACGAAAGCATTGCATGGGTAGCTAAATTTAATGTAGCTGCTACTGAATACGATGTTTTAGCATTTGCTAATGGTACTTTATATACTACTGTTACAGATGGTAGTTTAGTAAATATCGAGAATTTTGGATATAACTACATTAAGAAATTTGTAGGATATGTAGGTTCTTTTTTCACTAAACCAAACACTTGTATTGCAGGAACTAGCGATTATACATATATCTACAATAACCGAGTAATTGACAAAGCTATTAGAAGTTTAAGAAGTTTCTTATTACCATCTTTAGCAAGTCCATTAGTTATTAATGCAGATGGTACGTTATCAGAAGATACAATAGGTTTCTTTAATTCACTTTGTGATAGAGCTTTAGAAGTAATGCAGCGTGAATTTGAATTATCTGATTTTGAAGTAACTATTGATCCTTCACAAGATGTTTTAACTGATAACGAATTAACTATTGCAGTTAAATTAGTACCAGTTGGAGTAGCTGATACAATTACAGTAAACATAGGTTTTGCATTATCAATTTAAAAAATAATAAGACATGGCATATTTAATACCACCGTTAATTAACGGAAAATCATACGAATGGGCAGATATATTAGTTAATATATTAGGTGCTCCAGTAACTGGAATTACCAATATCGAATACGAAGAAAAACAAGGAATGGAAAATATTTACGGTGCTGGACGTTTTCCAGTATCTCGTGGATATGGCAAAATTGAACCTACTGCAAAAGTTACATTATTAATGGAAGAAGTAGAGAATATTCAAGTAGTAGCACCATTAGGTCGCATCCAAGATATTCCTGAGTTTGACATTATCGTAATGTTTTTAGATGCTGCAAATGTAACTCGTAAACACGTACTTAAAAACTGCCGTTTTATGAATAACAAAAGAGCATCTTCAAGCGGAGATACATCAATTCCAGTAGAATTAGAATTAATTATTTCTCACGTACAATATTTGTAATTTATTTTGTATATTTGCATAACCCTTAATAAAAAGTTATGAAAACACAAGACGAATTAAAGATTGAAAAAGAGAATTTAAAAAAAGTTCATGGAGTAGTTAGAGAAATGACTGTATTTTTAGATACAGACGATGAAGAAAAAACGGCTACTTTATTCTTAAAAAAACCAGATAAATCAACACGTAAAATGGTTGGTAGTTTGGTAAATAAAGATAAATTTGAAATGGCAGTAGAAGGATGTTTAAAAGCTCTTTATATTGGTGGAGATAGTTTAGATTTAGTAATTGGAAATGATGATGCGATTGAAAGCGCAGGACAAGGAGTAGTTGATTTACTAGCGGTTCAAAAAGCAACTTTAAAAAAAAATTAGAGTTTTATAAGGCACAAATAGAAGCGGATGAGATAGCAAGAAATAACGCACTTATCCGCTTTTTTTATAAAGAAAATCCTGATAAACTATCAGATAGCCAATGGGCTAAAAGAGTAGCGGAAATGGATTATTGTTTAAAATATCAAGGCACTAGAATAGATAAAAATGGCGAGTAACGATTTATCATATACACTAAGACTAAAGGATTTATTTAGTAAAACTATGCAGGGAGCTGCTAATCAAGTAAAAGGATTAGATAGTAAAATGAGTAGTTTAAAAAGTTCTATGGGTAGTTTTGGTAGTATGGTTGCAGGAGCTTTTAGTGTTGGTGCTGTTGTATCTTTTGGTAAAGCGGTTTTTCAGTCTTTAGATAACTATCAACAATTTAGTGTATCACTAAGAACAATGATGATGGGAGATGTTTTTGCCTCTAAAGCATTAGAGGGGCAATTAATTGAATTAGCAAAAACAACACCATTTGAATTAACAGAAGTTCAAGATGCGACTCGTAAATTAATGGCTTATGGTGTAAGTGGTGGGAAAGTAGTTGAAACAATTAAAACAATAGGAGATGTATCGGCTGGATTAGGAAAAGAAAGTTTGCCTTTTATTATTAGAGCTTTTGGTCAAATAAAATCAAAAGGACATTTAGCAGGACAGGAATTAAATCAATTAACTGAACAAGGTTTTAATCCTTTAAATATTATAGCTAAAAAAACTGGAGAAAGTTACGATGCCTTATTGAAAAGAATGGCAAACGGTAAAATTACATTTTCAGAAGTTGAGCAATCGTTTAAAGATGTTACAAAAGAAGGTGGGCAATTTTTTAATATGATGGACGAGCAATCCAGAACAGTCGGTGGCAGATGGTCTAATATTGCTGATACATGGGAGCAAATTAAAGTTAATATTGGTAAATCTCAATCGGGTATATTAGCTAGTACTATGGAAATGATTAGTGGCACAGCTAATTTATTAAACAGAAAATTAGATTCTGGTAATTTTTTAGATGAAATTTTAGGAAAGAAAAAACTTGAAACTGGATTTTTTGACAAGTATTTGGGAATGGGTAGTTATTCTGAAATAGAAAAAAAAGCAGAAGATATGCAACTGCTTATAAAGTGGGCAGATGATGCAGCAACTGCACGTCTTTCAATTTTAAAAGTAACGAACTCTATAAATAAATTAAAAGAAGATAGTAAAAAAGGATTTATTGATAAAGACCAATATTTAAAAGAAATGGCACTTTATACCGAAACTTATAAAATGATAACTGGCAAAATGAAGTTAAAAACATCAAAGCCAAATGAAACGCTAGGAATAGTAAGTGAATCTTTAGGAGATTCTAATAAATCTACTACTAAAACACTTGGAACTGGTACAGAAGTAACTGGACAAAGACCGCAAAGTTTAACAATAAATATTACTAAATTAGTTGAAAGTTTAAACGTACAAACAACCAATTTAACAGAGGGAACATCAAAAATTAAAGAACTAGTTAGCAAGGCTTTATTAGAAGCTGTAAACGATGCTAATTTAACGGCAATGGCATAATGACATCACAATTTAAACCAAACGTAATAGGACAAGCTAGATTAACAGTTGCTGCTGGAAATGCTGCTGCTAAAACTGCTTTACACGCTGCCTTTGTTAATTATAGCGAAGTAGCAAAAGAACAGGTTATTGAAGATTTAACAGTATCATCTAAATACGGTTTACCTACATTTGATACATTTAGCTTTAATGCTAGTGTAGGTAATAAATTAAGCTATACCGCATCTAAAGATTTTGGAGGTGGTACGGTTAATATTGATAAGCCATTTACTTTTGATACCGCCTTAATCGAAATAAACCAAACTAAGAACATAGTTAAAACGGTAATAGCTGGCACTAATGGCTCGGTAAAAGAGTATATGAGTGAGGGGGATTTTATTATCAATTTAAGGGGTGTAATCGTTGGAGATGTTGCAAATCAACGTCCAGATGTTACACGTTTAAATAGTTTGGTGGCTTATTTAAAAGCACCTTTATCTATTCCTATTTCGTGCCATTTCTTAGAAGAACTTAATATCACTAGTATAGTAGTAGAGTCTTATAAATTAGGACAGCGTGAAGGTTCTAGAAATATAATTGATATTGAAATTAATATGCTATCAGATAGCGTTATAGAATTAAGTTCAAACAATACACAAAAGGATATATTTACAAATAGAGCTTTCTTTTAATGTTACAAGCACAATGTGAAATAAATGTTACAAACGATTCAGGTAGTAAAAATATTACCTTTAATTTTGTACATTCTATTGAGATTGAAAGTAGCTATGAAAATTTAACAGATACTTGTAAAATTACCATACCTAGAAAACTAACTTTTGAAGGTGTGCCATTATTTACTGGAGATAATCCAATATTTAAACGTGGCGATAAAATAGAAGTAAGCATTGGTTATGTACCAAATATTACAAAAGTATTTAGCGGATATATTAAAACAGTAGGTTCAAACGTTCCAACGGTTTTAGAGTGTGAAGATGGAATGTATTTACTTAAACAATATACTGTAAATTATCCAAGTAAAAAGGCTTTAGATGAGGTTATTAGTAAATTAAAAGTACACCCTGCAACAATACCATTAAAAGTTAAATTAAATGAATTACTAGACTTTTGTTTAACTCCAAAAGGAATTGAATATGAAGTAGTAGATAATATTGATTTAGGCAGCTTTAGAGTTATTAACGCTAGCCCTGCAATGGTATTAGATAAACTTAAATCAGAATACGGTTTATACTCTTATTTTAGAGATGGCATTTTACACGTTGGTTTTGCTAATGATGCAAGTGTAACGAGTGAAGCTGAATTAAAAATGGAGGAAGTAGTTATTAATAGCGATACTTTGGAATGGTCAAGAGCTGAAGATGTACGTTTAAAATGCGTGGCTATTTCTATTTTTCCAGATAACACTAAATCCGATCCTATCGAGTTTGGAGATCCTGATGGAAACCAAATAACTATCCATAAATATAATATGGATGCTAAAAGTTTAGAATTTGCAGCTAAAGAATGGATAGCAGAAAATAAATATACAGGTTACAGGGGAGAAATTGAAACGTTTGGCGAACCCATTATAAAGCATGGAGATAGAGTAAAATTAACATCTGTTAAATTACCAGAAAGAAATGGAGCATTCTTAGTAAAGAAAGTAAAGCGTATTTATATTGTAGATAATGGAAACCATCAAGTATTAACATTAGGAGCAAAGGTAGGATGAGTAAGGAATTAAGAGATGCACTAAAAACATTAACTAAACCTAATAACGATGGGTATAGTAAAGTATGTACTGTTGAAAGTGTAGATTTGGTTAATAGAACTTGTTATTGCATCCCAATTAATGAAGATGCTGATATAACAGAAGTTCGTTTAATGGCAAATATTGATAATGGTTTTTTATTGATACCAGAAGTTGATAGTATTGTTGTAGTTAGCTTTTTAAGTGATAGTAGTGCTTATGTATCATTAGTTAGTAAAGTTAGTGAGGTTCATTTAAACGGCACTAATTATGATGGGTTGGTTAAGGTTCAAGAATTAACTGATAAATTAAATAACTTAGAAAATAAACTAAATGATTTAATTACAGCGTGTTCAAGTCAAGTGGTTACATTAGCTCCAAGTGGTACATTTCCATTAGCTAGTTATTTTACTGGAGTAACTCCATTAACACCTACAACACAAACAGAAATAGAAAATACAACTATAAAACAAGGTAATGGCGGGTAAAAATGCAAGGTTTCCTTTCGGGGATTGGGATAATATAATATTCATAAGATTTGATTATGATTTTTATAATAATAATAAAAGTAATGTAGATTCTGATAATCTAATTATTACATTAACTGATAATGCAACCTACTTTATAACAGATACGGTTGATTTATTGGGGTACAGATTAGTAGGAGGACAAAACACCACTATTTTAGGCGGTTCATCTGAAAATTGTAGAATAAAAAGTACGGGATTAAGTGCATCAACTGCTTTAATATCTAGTGAGTGGTCCTTACCAATTAGAAATATAACTATTGAACATGGTACTGCTTTAAATTTAGATGCTACTGCAAATGCTAATCAGGCATTAGATTGGTTCGGTGTTAATTTTACTGATTGTGCAATTATTGGAACTATTAAGAATTATAACAACTTTGT